TCGGCGATCTCGAGCTGCTTGCCGTCGGGCGCCATCGTCGAGAGGATGTCGATGAGGGTGGCGACGCCACTTGCCTGTACTGCCATGGGTTACGTCCTTCGTTGCTAAGTGGTGGTCTGTGGGCCGTAGAATTTTTCGGCTTTGCTTTTGGGCACGGTCGGGGTGCCGCCGCGCTCGAACGTGGTGTCTTCGCTGATCGCCGATCCGGCGAGGAACATCGCCTTGAGCATCGCGGGGTGGTTGCCCAGCCCGGTGTCGGCAAGGTACTGGCGGAACTCGCTGCCACCGAAGCGGTCAAGCGCCTTGGCCGAGATCGCCTGGACCTCGGCGAGCGGCTTGCCGCCGAACGCCGCATCGGTCTTGACCGCCTCGATCGCCTCGGTCGCCCACTGTGCGGTGGTCTGGGCCGACTGTGCGAGAATCTGGTTGGTCACCGCCTCGGTGACCTGCGGCAGCACCTTCTCGGCGTAGACCCCGGCGAGCTTGGAGAAGCCTTCGTTGGAGAGGCCCAGCTCTCGCGCCACCGGGGTCACCGCCTCAAGCGTGGCCTTGTCGATCACGGTGCCATCGGGCAGCCCGGCAGGCTCGTAGTCGCCCTCGGGAACGCCGAACAGCGCGGCCTTGGCATCCGCCGCGGTCTGCTCCTCGGCGCTGAGCACCTTGGGCTCGTCGGTCTTGGGGGTTTCGGGAGTGAGAAGAGTGCTGCCCTCGGGCGGGGCAGAAGCGACCTCGCCCGAGGGTGCGGCGTCAGCCTGTGGAGGCGGGGCTGTCGCCGTAGTCGAGGAAGGTGACGAGTCCGCTGCCGGGGTCGCGGGTGCGGCCTCCGGGGTCGTCGTCGGTGTCGAGTCGGTTGTACTTGCGTCGGCCATTGGAGGTTCCCTTCAGTGTACTCATCTCTTCCGCCAAAATACGCAGGAGTGCGTCGGGCGAGGTTTTCTCGACCGTGCGGAGGATGTCACACCAAAGGCTCCTGCGACCTTCCATGAAATGGAGGTGTCGCTCGTCGGGGCCGTAGGCAACGGTCTCTATACCGGCAGTTTGACGGACGGTCGATAGAAATCTGCGGAAGGTCGGCAGGTCGAGCAGGATCGCCACGTCTTCCTCGGCGATCTGGGCTCTGGTCGGACGACCGCTGGGCTTGTCATCAGGCAAAAATCACTGCCCCATCAGTTGGTCGAGCAGCGAGCCGCCGCCGCCAGCCGCGCCGCTGCCGACGTTGGTTTGGCTCAGGAGTTGCGCGGCCTGCGCGCCCTGCTGGACGGCGGGGGCCATCTGCGCGGCCTGCTCGGCTGCGGCTGCGGCTTGCTGCTGCTCCTGCATCTGCTGCTTCATCTGGGCGACGATCTCGTCGGAGCGGATGATCTTGGGCGATACACTCGAGTTGTTGGCGAACTCGTCGATCGCCTGCTCGGCGTCGAACTTGAGCGCGGCCTCGGGGAACTGCCCGGCGAGGAACCCGACGAACTGCGCGGCACGCTCGATCGAGTTGTTGCTGGTGGCCTTCTGTGCCTGCGCGAGAATGCTGATGAAGTTGATGCTCAGCGCCTTGCCCTCGATCTCGGGCGGGGGCGGCGGGATCTGACCGCTGCGGTCGAGCATATCGTAGGCGCGGTCGATGTCGACTTCGAGCTTCTCGATGTTGATGCGGTCGACGACGGGGCCGAGCTGGGTCAGCTTCTCCTCGTTGCGGTACATCAGTTCCTGCTGGTTGCGTGGCTGGATGCCTTCCATCTCGGTCACCGCCATCCACAGGTCGGCGAAGTACAACCGATCGACGCGCCGGGTGAGACGCTCGATCTCGTTCGCCATCATCGGCAGGACGTTGGGGTCGGGACGCAGGAAGTCGACCTTGCCCTGCATCTCGTTGATGAAGTTGATCGAGCCGGGGTCGAGGGATATCGCGGTCTGCTGAAGGCCGGCGGGAATGAACGCGGGCGGGCGGGCGAGCATATCCATCGCGCGGCCCTTGCGGCGCGCGGCGAACTCAATTTCGCGCAAGTCGGGCAGCGCGTTGAAGCCGGGGCACGAGCACGAGTAAACCTCGGAGCCGGTGGTATCCCAGCGCGCCGCGCTGAACGGCTTGGAGTCGAACCCACCTTCCTTGAGGATGATGTCCTTGTTCGACTGGCCGTCCTCCCACCACGTCGAGCGCCACGGTTTGTTGGCCGAGTCCAGCTTGGTGTGGTCGCGGTCGTCGTTCTTCTCGATGACGCAGGTCACAGGCACCATCATCTGGGTGCTGCCCTTGTCGTAGGCGTCTTTGACTTGCCGGGAGAGCCGGTCGTAGGGGAACTTCCTGACCATCTGGTCGACCGAGTAGACGGTCTTGTAGAACAGACTGGTCACGCGCAGCCCGTCGTCCTCGGCGATCCACACCTCGCCGTAGTCGAACGCATGGTAGACCGCGCCGTACTCGGAATGCTCGACCGCGAGGGTGACGGCGTAGCCGACATGGCCGAGGTTGCGATAGGCGATCTTGGCGGCGTCGTAGTAGTTGGTCGAGGCGAAGTGGTTGTAGAGCAGACCCTGGACGTGGTGGAGCCACTCCTTGACGGGCTGGTACCTGGCGAGGTCGGGGTCCCAGCCGGTGGTCAGTTCGAGCCACGGCCGCGCCGCGCTCGACATCCCCGTCGCCATACCGTGGGTCAGCGTGCGCCCGGCCAGGATGCCCGCCGTGTCCTGCTTGGCGGTGTTGGCGCGGCGCTTGAGCGGCTGGCCGCTGCCGTTGTGCGCGGTGCGCCCGGCCATCGCCAGCCGCTCGATCTCGCGGTAGTCCTGGTCGTACTCGTCGCGCATCGACTTGGCGCTTTGGAAACGCAGTTCCAGCTTCTCGCGGCGAGTCTTGCTGCCGGTGGTGCGGGTCAGGACTGGCCTGACGAGAGGGGCGAGGTCGATTGCCATCAGGTGGAGAATCTCGGCGCGAAGAGGCGGTCCCTGGTGTTCGGATTCCACAGCACCACCGAAGGGTCGCGGCGCAGCGCCTCGAACCTGGTGCAGTCATTGCCTCCATCGACAATCACCTGCCACGCCTCTCCGCCGATCTCGGCGGCGTAGGTGCCGCCAACCGCGCGGCGCGCGGCGTTAGCAGCGTCGACCCTGGCTTCCTGTTCGCGGTAGGAGGCAGGCCAGCCTGCCGGATAGCCGCTCACCCGCCCAACACGCCAGCGCCGGTGACGCTCGGCATCCCCAGCGTGGCCTGGTTGGCGTAGATCGAGGCGGCGCTGGTCAGCCGCCGCTTGGAGCGGTCGGCGCTGCGCAGCGCGGGATTGCCGCCGTCGGGCAGCACCGAGGCGCGGCGATCGGGGATCGGGACCGGCTTGGGGATCTTGGGCTTTGCGACACACATCAGCCGCCTCCTTTGAGGATCAGGCCAATAAACCCGACGGCGAGAATAAAGCACAAGCCGAGGTGAAACGTCTCGGTCTCGTAGTCCTGATAGTCGCGGAACGACAGGTAGGCGAGGTACAGGTACATCGCTACCGAGTAGAGCGCGGCCAGCGACAGCGCGGCGACGATCAATGCCATCAGCCCAACACCCCGGTGCCGAGGATCAGGTACAGCGTGAGGCACGCCAGTCCCGCCGCGACGAGGTTGATGTTGGGGCGGGTAGCCCCGAACGCGCCGAGAGTGAACAGGATGAAGGCGATGAGCAGGATGATGGTGGCGAGCGTCATGGTCAGTGCCCTCGTGGGTCGAAGCCGTGGGGCAGGACGATAGCCGACTTGGGGGCCGCTGTCGATTGCCGCCGCAGATCGCGGATATGCTCGGCCATCTTGAGGGTGTTGAGCGCGATGGTCTGGACCTGCTGCTCGAGCATGGTGAGCCGCGCGTCGAGGTCGAGGATGGCGTTGCCGGGTTCGTCGATGATGGGTGCCGGCTCGTCGCCGTAGACGCCGCAGGTGTCGCGGAAGGTGTCCATGTAGGCGTCGACCAGCTTGTTCATCGGTTCAGCTCCTCTAGCCGGTCGGCATCGTAACTGTTTGCTTGACCCTGGGCAAGCGCGAGTTGTCCGCGCAGGTGCTGGGGGATGCTGGAGCCGAGGTAGCTGCCGGTCGCCGGGTCTCTGCGGGGTGTGTCGACGTTGGCGTACATCAGCGCCTCGCCCTTGTCGGGGGACCGTCCGATGCGCTTCTTGATGTCGGCCTTGGGCTCGACGGTGATCCCTGAGCTTCTGACGGTGTACCGCGGGGCGGTGAGGTCGGCGAGCAGCTCGGGATCGTCGGGGATCGCGGCGGGCGGCACGGCCTCGGGGTCGAGCGCCTCGCGCATCCGCCAGTGGAACTCGGCCCTGCGGTTGGTGAACTTGAGCAGGGTGGAGTGGTCCCTGCCCTGCGACTGCGCGGCGCCGTTGAGGGCGACGGTGTGGATGCCCTGGTCGTTGAGCGCATCGTAGACGCTGGTGCCGATCGCCGCCACGTCCAACTGCACCGGGCAGCCGTGCCGGCGGTGCTGGATGACCTGCGCCGCGGCCAGGTTGCCGGTGTTCACGTCGACGCCCTTGAGGGCAATCAGGCTGTCGAAGAAGCGCAGATTGGGCGCGTCGTACCTCGGGCTGATGACCATCTTGTCCTTGCCGACGCTGCCCGTCGTCCCGCCCATGTTGCCGCCGCGCGCCGCGTCGACCCCGAGCGCGGCCATCGTGCCGCGGGTGAACGCGGGGTTGGAGGTGGCTTGCCGGTAGCGTTGCTGGGCCTGCTCCACCCAGGCTGTCGGGATCAACTGGTTGGCGTCGTCCTCGACGCCGGCGAAGAAGTCACCGTGCAACATCTGCGAGCGCAGCGGCTCGGGGAGAAGCTGAAGCTGCTGGATGTAGCCGGTGTTGACGTAGTACGGGTTGTCCTTGGCCCGCGCGGTGATGAAGGTGCGGCTCTTGGGGATGACGATCTGCTCGGGCGTGGAGAGCGAGGCGGACAAGGCCGCGGCCATCATCGGCGGGATCGAAGTCGTAGTTGGGCCCCAGCACACCGTTCTCGTCGGGGGCGATCACGAACGGCCGCTGGTCGGGCAACTCGTAGTCCTGGTTGTCGCCGATTGTGGTGAAGTACCTGAGTTCGCCGTCCCTGGCCGGATTGGGGTGGGTCTTGTCGAGCCACGGCGCGAAGAACCGGATGATCCAGCGCCCTTCCGCCGTGGTGGGTGGGTTGAACGTGAACAGCGTGCGGCACCGCTGGCCGGGGTCGTCGGTCCGGTTCCACCCCGCGGTGTAGCGCACGTCGAACTCGCGCATCTGGGTGACTTCGTCGTAGGCCTTCAGGTCATGGTCGCGGCCCTGCCACTTCTCGTAGTCGGTGGGGTCTTCGAGACCGCCGAACTCGATCAGCCGGTCGCCGTGCTTCCACTCGCTGTTCTGGCTGCTGTAGCCGTCCGAGTTGCCGAGGATCTTGGCGAAATCCTGGACGAACTTGCGGGTCTGGTTCTTGTGCTGCCGGAAGATGACACTGCGCTTGTGCTCGGTCAGGGCGAGCCCGCAGACGAGGAGCGACTTGCCGCCGCCCGCCGCGCCGCCGTAGCCGATGATGTCGGCAGGAGACGTGAACGCCTCGAACTGCGGGCCGGGGTTGGGGAAGAATATCCGCTTGTCGTGCGCGAGCAGCTTCGTGATTTCCGCCCGTTCCTCCGGGGTCATGTACTCCTGGATCTTGGCGTAGTCGAGATCGGGCATGGGGGCGGGTTTTATGGGAAAAGGCGGGGGGCTTCAAGCATTTAGTTTTTTGGAAATCGTGGTCAGATTTCTAGGCGAGGCATGAATGGCAATCGACGGCGGGGGGAGGCCCCGAAGTGCCTATTCCAACAAGCCTAATGCTTCATCATCCAGGCTCGCCTTCATGCGCATCGCTGCTTGCATGACGATCGACTGCACCCGCGCGTCTACCATGTGACTAGGTGCAGCCAGGGCCTCGCCCTTGCTGGTCACGTCGAGCTTGTCGCCATAGGTGTGGCTCATCAGCTTGGAGAGCATCCATTTGCGGTTGTCCGTGCGCAGTTTGACCGCTTGCACGCCGGCCGCATCCATCCCCTGCGCACTATCACTCAAAGGCACAATCTCATCTGCCATCAGGTCTAGCCTGACCTGTTTCGCCTGTGCGTAGGCCTTAGCGAACGTATCATATTTGAGCAGCCAATCATTAACAGCCACATGCGATATGCCTTCAGCAATGCATGCAGCTTTGAGCGATGTGCCTTCAGCGATGTGCGCGACAATGCGATCCGCAAGCGCATCATTGAACAGTGTCGGCCGGCCGATGGTGGCTATTGCGTTCATCCGCCCGATTTACCGTCCTGCGCCGCGCAAGCCTAGCCTAATCGTTTGCTTATGGTTGACTAGACTACCTTGAGTTTGTTTGTTTTCAAAGACTTACGTGCGAGGTTGTCTAGGTAGTCTAGGCACTTATTCAATCATTTCAACGTCTTAGACTACTAGACTACCTAGACAGCCCTGGCGACCGCTCTAGACATAAAGACATTAAAGCATAAGGTTAGGGTTATCCTATCTATATCCCATTGTTCTCATTAAGGTAGTCTAGGTAGTCTAGGTAGTCTTAATCATTGATAACAAAAGGAAAAAACCTAGCCTACCTACTAGACTACCACACCTCATTTCCTCGAGGTGGTCTAGCCCTCACTCAACTCACCCCGCTTTTAGAACGGTTCGTCGCAGACCGTTCGCTTGTCTAAAGCTTTTGCTTGATTGCTTCGCTCTCAATACCGCTAAATCAAACCTCACCCAAACAGGAGCAAACCAGATGCTTACAGTCTCAGCAAACCACATTTCGCCCGTCTGGCGCCTGGACGGCCAAGCTTTCGCGATAGTCGAGCAAGGCGAATATGGGCAATTCCGCATCGGCGGTGACAAGGCAAACGGCTATTATGCCAGTGCCCCTAACTTCGGCTGCGGCCGCACACATGCCTTCAAAGCCGACGCACTCCGCGACCTGCTCGCAGCTAACGGCTGCACCGCCATCCGGATCGAAGCAGCGTGAACACCCTCGCCCATACCATCATCTACGCGGCCGGCGCCTTGAGCGTCGCCGCGCTGGTCCTGACCATCCGCGAAACGCTCCCCGCGCTTCGCACACTACTGAGGAGCTAAGACAATGCGCATCGGAACCATGAGAGTAGAAGAGGCTCGCGTCTTTGATAGCGAAGCCGGTTATCACCCATTCCATAGCGAAGCCGGCGAGCCATACGGATCGTATGAGGTGTTCTGGCATGATGGCGGCCACATGATCGAAGCCGACGACGACGACATGCCGCTAGACGATTGGCGCGATGCCGAGCCGGCCGGCTGGTACTGGATCGCTTGCTTTCCCGGCTGCATGCCTGACAGCGACGCGCCTAGCGGTCCCTTCTCGACCAGCTATCTCGCTTGCGAGGATGCCGACGAATATCTTCCTGACTGACGCCAATCCGCGCTGGGCCACCAGTCCAGCGCGGCCATGGCGCCAGGCATCCCGCCTAGCGACTAGCTGAGGAGCACACACCATGCGTCAAGGTATCTCCACCCGCTATATCGGCCCGACGAACACGAAGGCCTCACGGATCAAGGCAATCGCGCGCAAGGCTGACGGCTTCGGCAAAGAGATGAGCCTCACAGTCCCATACGGCTATGGCGACACTGAAGCCGAGCACACCGCGGCCGCGCAAGCACTGGCGGACAAGCTGGGCTGGCACGGCTTGTGGATCGGAGGTGGCACGCCAAGTGAGGACGGCTTCCAATACGTCAACCTGTTCGTCGGGCCCGACACGGATCTAGAGGTGCATATGGGCAACCTCTACAGCCTGCGTGAGGGGCGCGACTACTTCACCGTCAAGCCGTCCTGAGCCCTGCCCGCGCTTGCCTCACACCGGGGCGAGCGCGGTTAAGGGCTCAGGGCTAGTCCTGAGACACCTACGACGAGGAGCTAAGACAATGCAGAAACTTCCCATCATCTTCCGCGCGGAGCGCTCCGGCGACTTCAAGGGCGACGTCACGGCGGTTTTCCCGACCGAGCCGGGAACCAATCAATTCGACTTCACAGTTTACGCGCATGTCGGGCAGCACGGCGCCGGATGCAGCGAATGGTATCGCGGCACGCGCGCCGCCAAGCCGGCCGAGTACGCTCCACTCTTGCGCGAACTGACCGGCATTTACGACGATTGCGAGCTTCAGGTTCGCAGCCGCTTCCCGTCCGATGCCTATGCGCAGCGTTGCGCCGCCATGAAGGGATTCTGAGCCATGCCACAATTCATCCTAGACACTGGCGGCGCAGTCACGCAGTCAACCCGCTGGGGCGACCTAGACGCTTTCACGCAAGGCTATATCGAAGCCATGTTCTTCACCGATAGCGGACCTGAAGAGGGCCAGCTAGGCGACGCTGGATTCGCGGACATAACGCCGGAAGCCTTGCAGCTTTGCCTTGCCGACTGCGATAGGTTCCAAGAGCAGCACAGTGAACTGCTCGCCGCCGCTTGTGCTTGCGAAGGGTACGGCGAGGAGCGCGCCGGGCATGATTTCTGGCTTACCCGCAACGGCCACGGCGCCGGCTTCTGGGATAGGCAGGAACTGCCCGGCGAGGTGCGCGACGACCTGACGGCCGCTTGTGGATGGCAGACAGCCTACGGCGAGCGGTGGACCTCGCTCGACTGCAACGGCAAGGTCCACATTAGCTAGACCGCAACCCTATGCCCCCGGCCACACGCCGGGGGCATATAGATGCGATCCCGCGTCACCACTGAGGAGAATATGAGATGTCTGCAACGCAACTGGAACGCAAGCAACAGGCGAGCGGCCAGCGGGCCTTGGCACGCGCGGACGGCTACCGGCACGGGCTCTATGGCGTCGAAACGCTGCGGCTGATCCAGCACCCCGACTACCGCTTTGCCTATGATGCGGGATACCAGGACGGCGCCCTATCTCGTGAGCGCAGCATGGCGGGCGCATCATGATCCCCGTGCCCTTCGCCATAACCCGCCAGCCAGGAACCCAAAGCAGAGCCTATCTGCTGCACCTGCCCGGCCAACCGCCACAGATCCACCGGCGCAAGCGCGACGCGCTTAGCCACGCAATTCAAGCCAACCGGGTCGCTGCACTTCTGCGGTGACACCTACGACGAGGAGTTGAGAGAATGACACGCAAACTGCACCCCTTGGAAATGCGCCCGATCAGTAGCACCAGGGTCCATGCCGGCGCGTTCGCCCGCATGGTGGACACCATCGCCAACTTCGACGGGCTGACCGCGCAGGAGGCCACGACGGAAGCCCTGCGGATGCTCGAAGCCGGAGAGGTCGCGCTCAAGGTCGAGCAAGCCCACGCGGTCTACCAGCACAAAGCCTGACGCCTGCCTGCCCTTGCCGCAAGCGAGGGCAGTTAAGGCGTCAGGCAAATCCGCCGACACCTACGACGAGGAGCAATTCGATGGCAAAGCTGAACGCCT